ATCTTTCCGCCATCCAACAATGGTTGCGTTGCGGCGGAGAGACTTCAGCAAATGAACTCTGATATCTTGGGCAATGTCTTCGGCGTTGGGAGACTTTTGAGAGACGACGCTGGCGATGATCGGATCGCAGGCCGCAATGAGTTTTCCGAGATCTCCCTCGTCACCAGTTTCGAGATAACGGTTGAAGGCCGCTTCGATTTCCGTCTTGTTGTAGTGCATGGAAAGCCCTTTTACTTGGCCTGGGAAGGCCTCTCTCTGGCTCATAGAGGCATTTTCTATGGGCCGGCCGTATGTTGATGTGCGTCTGCTTGAAGTCCATCATCCACGCCCTTTTGCCGCGATTGCACTTGTGGTCGACCAGTCGCCAAATTTTTCCACAGGGTGAACGCGAGCGCCAGCCTCGTGGATAGCAACCAATTCGTCGGCCGTGCTGATTTGATCGTGACCGCGAAAAACGATGTCTGGCCGAATCGCCCTGATGGCGAAGGCCGCAGTCATATCGAATAATGCTGTTACAAAGTCAATGAAAAAAAGATCTTCTATCGTCCTTATCCTGCGCTCGAATCCAACGACAGGGCGGTCGTCTCCCTTGGTTTGCCTGACCGACGTGTCGGTGTTAACGGCAACAATAAGACAACCGCTTTGAACCTGTGTTTTACACGAACGCAGAAATGCAAGGTGCCCGATGTGAAAAAGATCGAAACATCCGTTGGCGAATCCGATAACGGGAGGCTTACGCAGTTTGTGAAGGAACTTTGCCAGGTTCTCCGCCTGCTCGAGCGACATGAATTTATTTTGCTGCATCTGGCCACTCCTTTATTTTCTTTCCGCCGAGCGCCATCGCCAATTCCATCCCAGACACATAAGTGAACTGACCGGCCTCGCCGATTGCCTGGGAAATTTCCTCTCGCGTCGACGCGGCAGGATCGTTCGTCGGCAGCACGGCGACGAACACATTGACGTCGGCGACAGATTCGACAAGCATCCTTGCCGCCCGTCCGATGTCGTGTTTAATGTTCGGATCCTTAGCAAGCGAATCAAACATGATCACGAATGATCTGTTGATGCGGGCCACAAGAAGTTTCTTCGCCTGGGCATCGGTGATGTTCTTCGACAGCGTGCTAACGCAAATCGTATTGGGAAACCGCAACCGCTCCACAGCGATGGCATCAAAAATACCTTCTGTGATAACGACCGTCTGCGAAACATGCGTTGGCGTTTCGATCTTATCGTAATTAAAAATAGAATCAGAGGCCGACAGAATCGTTTCTCCCTTCGCTGGAAAGAGATACTTCGGTTTTACGGCGGACTCGAGGAAACTCCGCGCGCTGAAGCAAACGGCGCTGCCGGCCTCTTTGACGGGGATGATGACGCGGCCGGCGTAGCGGCCGGTCGGAGCGTAACGGATATCGTAGACATGGATCTCGATATCAGACAAGCCACGCTCATGAAGATAACGCCAGGCCCTGTAGCCCAACGAGAATTCATCTGCGGGTTGATGTTCGAGAAGAGGAACGCGCCGGAAATTCTCGAATTCGATCTCCTTAATAACAGGCGCATCGATTTCCTTGTATATCGGAACGGCCGAATCATATTCAGGAGTCGTCGCAAGTTTGTCGGCGTGATCGCGAACAAGTTTAGAAATCGTGCCGGCCTCGCCGCAATAAAAGCAATGGAAGATCCGCTTGGCAACGCTGACAAAACAATGACTATGATCTTTGGCGTCTCCGCAATATGGGCACGGTATGCAATACTCTGACGAACCTTCCCATTTTCCATCAGGGAAAAGCTCTTGAATATTTATCGTTCCGCGAACTTCATTCATGATCTCACCGGGGAGGTGTGGCGTGGTGGGACGCCACGGCCGCGTGTCCGACCGATATCGTCGGCAAACACGGCGCTCCCTCCTTTGATATCGCTAACGAGACCTGGCGTCCGTATGGTCCGCAGCGATCAACCGCGCCATCGAGTCCGCACAGAGTCTTCACCCTTCGGCCCCGTCCGGTGCCTTGTCAGATTTAACGATCGAGCGGATATAACGAGACTTGCCTTGGAGTTTGTAAAAACCCCAATCGATCCACTCGATAAAATCCTTGAGAAGAACAAACATCACGGCCATTCCTTCAACCCCTCCCTTAGTCGCGCCGTAAACAGCTCCAGGGAAAAGGCCGAAATATTCGCGCAACTTGTTGAAGTCGCCAGCCTGAATCAACACAATGTTTTCGGCCCTATAGAGTTTGAAGACAACGATCGGGATCTTTCCCGATGGAGTGGCGTCGCTGACGGCCTGCTTCATCCAACCGAAGATGTCGCTGTCGGCCGAATAGAGACCGCTGAAAAAATGCTTGACGTCTTTCCAATTCTTGCACTCGACGGAGAACGGGAAAGCCGAATCGAGCACGGCGTTCGAACCGGCCTCGGCATACAGAGACTGAGACGTCGACGTGAATTTCAATGGAATAAGATCTCCCGGCGCCGCCCGCTTGTCCCATCCGCCAGACATCGGCGTCCTTCGGAATTCTCCATCGCCGTCGATATAAAATGCCTTCGTGAAGATGGCGGCGATTGAGCGCTCGTGCGCGTTTGATTTCTGTTTCTGCCGGCCCTGTTTCAATCTGTTCTCCTGTATGCTTTGATAGCCTTGACGATGTTAGAAACGACGGTAAAAAATCTCGCCGTTGAAGCGATGATGAGATAACAGGTTGCTGTCACCCACCATTCTGCTCCGAGCACACGGAACATTAGGCCCAAACAGATGGCGAGGAAAAAGTTGAGGATCGAATTGATAGCGCTTGCCATCAATAGAAGCGAAAGACTTCCGACGGCCTTTTGTAACAGTGGATTCTTCTCTACAAATCCGAGCAGCCTGGCGCGATCCGAATTAAGAAAGGCCCAAGTCAGCATCATGTCGAAAATGCCGAGTGCCGAGAAGAAAGCGAACATCAACCATGCTGTTTGTTCGCTCATTCCGCATCTACCTTCAAAGTTGATACTCCGTTTTTCTTTTCGACAATAATTACGTTATCGAAATAGTCTGAAAATTCCTGACTATGACTGATAACAAAGATTGTTTTCTGCTGGGCCTCTTCCCCGAGTAGCCCAATGGTTTTCTCGATGCCAGTGATATCGAGACTGTCGAAAACCTCGTCAAATGCGATAACATTGCAGGATCCAGCGCTCCGCTCGAAAATAAGACTCTGAAGGGCGAGTAAGACGGCCACATCAACGCGCCGTTTCTCCCCCGACGAAAGTGTCTTGTAATCGACCGCCTGGCCGCTAATGACAAGTTTGATATCGAACTTGTCCCGAACATCCCCGCTCTTCAGCGTCGACTCCGTGCTGAACGTGATCTGCGAATCGCCGTCCATCAAGACGGAGGCATAATAGTTTGCCCGGGCCGTTAGCGCCGGGATGATGTCGTCGAGAAGGAACGACTTGATCCCGCGATTGCCGAATCCTTCGATCCAAAAATTAAAATAACGAAGTTCGTTTTCTATATCGGCAATAATATAAGCGACTTCTTCTGCCTTCGTTAAATAAATTGTAACGCTCTCTTCTGCAAGTTTTGCTGTCTGAAGAATCGTGCTATTATCTCCAACCTGATTTTCAAGCACGTGACAATCGCGAATCAGGCGAGCCACGTCTGCTTGCTTGTTGCTGATAGTGTGCTGAAGACTTATCATAACTCCGCTTCCGTCACCGATAACAGAATCAAATTGATGAAGCGAATTATTAAGTTTCGCCAACCGATCGTCATATTCTTTTGTAACGGCCTTCTTTTCTGTTTCAACAACTTCCCATTCGGCTTTGGCAACTTTCAATTCTGCCGTTAGACGCGCTTCCTCAGAAGCAAAATGCGCAGCAACTTCAGCTGTCGATTCGTTTGTTATCGGCTGGTGACACGTAGGACAACGCGTCCCAACCCCTTTTCCAAACTGAGCTCGGGAAACCTGTCGAAGCGACTCTTCTACCCTTGAAACCTGCGACATGTATCGAACAACAAGAGGCGTAAATGCATTGACAGATTCTGTTGCTTCCTTTTGAAGAACTTCACAAGCCGACCTGGCCGGAATGGCTTTCGCTTTTGCCTCAGCAACATCGGCACTAATTTTGTCGAACTGTTTCTGTAGCGCATCAACTTCGGACTGAAGCGTTGTAGCCTGAACAGTAAGTTCTTCCATACGCGGAACGATCTCTTCTCGCCTTTTGTCCCAAACTTCAAGATCTATTTTCGCTTGTTCAAGTTGTGCAACCGCAACCTCGGCCTTACTTTGATACGTATTTAATTCTGACTTACGAAGAACAAGCGAAGACTCAGCGGCATCGCGGTCAACCTTTGTTGCCTTCAATGCGTCTTGATAGTCTTGGAACATTAGGATCTCGTCGAAAATTTCTTTTTTCTCCGAATCCTTGGCCTCGGCAAAACGTTGAGCCTTCTCACCGAAGACGACAGCCGTCGAGAACACCAGCCAGTTCATCTTGATAACGCTGTTGATCGTGTCTTGCGTTGCCTTGCTGTCGCTAGCGGTGATATCCTTGTCTCCCTGGAAAAGCGTAAACGAATTCCCGAATTCCTTGTGGCTGCGATAGCGCGTCACAATAAAAGGATTCCCAGAATCGTCTTCGAATATCACCTCGACAAAGCAATTGCGCTTTGCCTTGTAATTAACGATGTCGTCTTTTCCCGTCGACCTGAGCGACTGACCATACATCCCCCAACACAGGGCCTCGAAAATGGCCGACTTTCCGGCCCCATTTGAATTGGACATTCCACCGCCGCCCGTGACCTTGCCACCGACGAAGACGAGCCCGGACGGAGGGAATATGAAGTCGAATTCCTTGAACGACATAAAGTTCTGAGCGCGAAGCGAAAGGAACTTCATACTAAATACCTTTCCCCAACTTCAAGCAAATGCTTCGGATCCAAGTCTGAATTCTTGGCCCCGATGTATTTCTCCATGATAACGGGATAACTGTCGGAGACGCCGATAGAAATGCGCTGCTTGCGTTCGGTCGACACATCATAATTAATGCGTTTCCAACGGATACGGTCGAGACCAGTAGGAGCGGCCGTTCCCTTGACGGTGATCTTGTAGAAATTCTTGACATCATCGAAATCGATAGCCTGGCCAGACTCGAGCACGAGCGACTTGAAGACAGGTGACTCCGTATTCTCAACAAACACGACGTCATTCTTGTCGGCATCGATTTCCATCCATCCTTTGCGCTGTGTAACCTCGCCGAAATTCAACATCAACGGCGAACCGATGTGCCACACGTTTGGACGAATTTGCTCGTGACCGTGGAAATGTCCGACCAACGAATACGTGAATTTTTCAGCCGCCAAATCTGGATCGAGTCCTTCCTTGACCGGGATGCTGTTGTAAAATGTTCCGAGCACAGGTTGATGGAACAGCCCGATACTGTTTTTAACGGGCGTCATTGTGCGCAGTGCATCGTTGATCTCGGACGAATTGCGGTTATAAGGGAATGAATAAAAGCTCCAGCGTTTTTTATTGGCATCGTCGTGCGTCGCGAGTTGGCCCATGATTGATGAACCGACAAAACCCTGAAGCATCTCGAGCAATACGGGTTTGCGATTCCAATAATAGAAGTCGTGATTGCCTGGATTCATAATGAAATGATTCCCTGCGGCCGCCCGAATTCCGCTAATGGCCTTGAGCGTAAGTTCGAGAGCCAGACTATCAACGTTATTTTTCAGGTGGAAAAGATCTCCGTCAAACACGACCATATCGAAATGAGTTTCGCTGACACGCAGGCGTATTCGCTCGAAGACGTCTAGAACATCGGCCAGTCGGCTGTTGATTCCCTGTTCGCCAACAACCTCAGAGAATTCCTTATAGTTGTGTGCGTGAGAATCGGTGAACGCGAGAATTTTCATCACTTCTCCTTTTTCGCCATGATTAGGTGTTCAAAGAAGGGAAGGAATCCACCCGACTTGTCTGCCAACGAGTGGAAACCATATTGAGCGCAGACGGCGAAGAATTCCTCTTGGAACTTAGCCACGGTCAAATCTTGACCAGGAATAAAGCCGGCCTTCATTTCTTCGTCAGGCATATAACGGAATTCGACGAGATCCATCATGAGTTTGAACGTATCGAATTGCGTGGCGATCTTTTCCCAGTCGGCCTGTTTCAACTCGGGCCTGGCTTTCATCCAACCCTCATATGCGCTGGCCTCAGGTTCATGAGCGGCCCCTCCACACCATTCGAAATATTCGACTGTGCGCGCGAGCAATGGGAGAGCTTTGGCCGGACCAAGCCCGTGCACGCCTGGCAAGTTATCCGACTTGTCGCCAATGATGGCCTTCCAATAAAGGAAATATGACGGCGGGAACTTCATCTCGGCCGTCAACGATTTCTCGTCGTTAAGTTTTTCTGTTGAAGGATTAAAAACCTTGATATTTCCGAGACTGCCGTAGTCGAAAAGTTGGAAATAATCTTGGTCTGTGGAAACGATAATGTAGTCTTTGAGATCGTCCATAGTTCCGGACGCCGCCATCTCTTCGGCAACAAGCGTAAAGATGACGTCATCGGCTTCACGGCCGCGCAAACGATATTGCGGAAATCCAAAGCGCGTGAGAACGTTTTGCAGCACACGAAGTTGGCCGAAAAATATGTCCTGTTCGGCACGCTCGGCGTCCGTCAACATGCGGTGTTTCTTTTTGTATTCGGGATAAGCCGACGTTCGACTTGCATCGCGGCCGCCATCCCACGCAATGATACATTCGCCCGGACAAAACGCCTGAAGATACTTCTTCAGCATCGTTAGACCAATGAAGATGGCCTCTGTTCGTTGCCCGTTATAAAACAACGGGGCGCGGCCGAATCCTCTCCAACCAAAATTATTTCCGTCAACAACCAAAACCGTTTTGCGTTTCATTGTTTTCCTAACCTTACCCCACCACACTATGCCGGACCGTAACTTATTTGTTTCATTCGTCTTCTGTTTTTAACGATGCAGAATACCGTTCCCATACGTCTGGGAATTCTGTTTCGTGGAACTCTTCTTTCTTGCCGGCCACATTGACTGAAAATTTTCTCCGCCCAAGATCTTCGATCTGACCATGACGCACGAGATAATCAAGCAAGCCGGTGAGCGGATCGAATGGCTTATCGGCATACATCTCGAAGAATACCTTGCGGAATGGCCGGCCAGTCTTGTTTTTATCGACGACGAGTTCGGCCTTGTAGCCATCCATCTCACGCGTGGTCTCGTTCTTGATGCCGCCGTGGATTTTCATGTGCATCCGTAAAGAGGCCGCGAACTTCAAGGCCCGGCCTCCCACGGTTTCCGTCTTCTCACCGAACATGACCCCGATCTTGTCGCGAATCTGATTGATGAAAATAAGGGCGATCTGATTCGTGTAAACTTCGATGATGATCTTGCGCAATCCATCGCCGATAACTTTCGCCCTTCTCATTGATGCCTCGGCCCGACCTATCGATTTCTCTAAGTCTTCCATGCCGGGCGTAGCGGCGACCGAATCCCACACGATCGTTATATAACCCTTATGTCGTTCGCGCAGAATATCGATCGAATTCTGGATCTGATCGAATACGTCCTCGATTGAGAGGATCTTGTCGGGATCGGGATAAATGAATTTGTTGGGGTCGACACTGACGCCTGTTAAATCGACAAGGCCTTTTTCCAAACTACGTTCGTTGTCGATGTAGACGCCAACACCTCCCATCTTCTGAGTCTCCGCAATGATGTGAAGAGCGAGACGCGACTTGCCTGTTGAAAAGTCGCCGTATAATTCCGTCAACTTTGACCCCGGGATCCCTCCACCGATTGCCTTATCGAAAGCAACAATACCGGTGGAAACGCGCCACTTAACGAGTTCCTTAAACGTGGCGCTCAGATCGATTGCGTTGAGTGACTTGCGGTCTTTTGGCGGAATTTTCTCGCTCATAGTTCGTTACGCTGCCTTGTTGCGGAGAGCTGCGACGCGCCGCTTTACATCGGCGAGCACGTCGTTGTCGGACGGCTTCTCTGCCGTCGGTGCGGCGACCGGGGCCGGAACGGGCGCGGGCGCAGGGGCCGGCGCGACCGGCTTGGGATCTTCCTTCGGGGCCGCCTTCGTCTTCTTGGTTTCCTTCGGCGTTTCTGCCGGAGGCGCTGTTGCGGCCGAGACCTCTTCCTCAGCCGGCTCGGCATCGCGCTCGGCGGGAGCGGCGGCCTTATAAGCCGCCATTCTGTCGGAGCGCAATTTGGCTCGCTCTTCGGGAGTGCCGAATGCCCGAGTCTTCGCATCCTCATACGAAATCTCGGGATACAGTTTCTCGAGCTGGAGATGTGTCACGCCGGCCATGAACTGCTCGAGTTGTTCTTTGCTGTCGGCGATGGGCGAAAGTTCGTCAGGATAGATCTCATACTTGCGCCCGGGATTGGATTCCTTCGGGTTGTAGTAAATGAGAACCTGCCGACCTAAAGGGATGCCGTTCTCGTTGACGGCGACATTTCCCTTCTCGTCGCGCTTGAGGACGATGTCGCTGTATTTGCCGTTGGGCGTGGAAACGAGTTTGACGATCGTATACCAGACGGCATACGCGCACTCGTAAACCTGGACGCCGGCCGCGACATCGGCGCAGTCGATGATGTTGAACAGGCCGGCCCTGTTCGAACGGTAACGCCTGGCCTCGCTCTCGAGGCGGTCCTTGTCGGCCGAGTTTTCCTTAGCCGCCTTCAGCAGCGAGATCCGTTTCTCGCAGACGGGATCGGGATGGCCGTAAGTTTCCTGCGCGCAAACAAACGACTCCCACTCAAGCCCGAACTGCATGATGTGCTTCGAGATTTTGAGATGGTAGTTGACGTCGGCCGGCGCGTCGGCGCGAGCTGGAAGGATCCGGATGACGTTGTCGCCCGGCTTCGGCTTCCAATACTTCTTCTTGCCGCCGGTTCCGGTTTTAGCGATCTGCTGACGATCGCCTTCCATGTCCGGCGATTTGAAAAGAGAGTTAGGCATTATGCCTCCTTTTAATAAGTGATATTGACTTTGCTGCTGGCCATAAGGCGCTTAGGGTTTTTGCCGTTAAGCGGCCGACAACAATGTGTCGCAAGTTACAGGGCCTCTCGCTTTTCGCCGATATTCACCGACGTTGAGTTGCGCTGATCGCGCATATTGAGGCCGAGAGCGATAAGACAATCCTTCCGCTGATTGAAAGCATCGCGGATGGCGTGGAGTTTTCCGACGTTCGCCTTCATCTGGTTATACTCGGCGATGGCCGCCAACCGCGCCGGGTCGAGAACAACGGCACTCGACACAACTGTCTCTGTGAACTTCCCGCCCGCCTTGGTCAGCTTGTCGCGCACGCTGGCGTCAGCCTCGGCCGTCACCATGTCGAGTGTCAACTTGGCCTTATTCATAAGTTCCTCGGCCATCTCTTCGAGCATGGCATAGAACGCATAACGGCCGGGCTGTTCCGTCAAATTCCTGTTAATGGTTTCCTCGGCGATCTTAAGTTCTTGCTCATATGGAAGAACGTATTCTTCGTCAAGGATAATGTGCAGTGTTCCGTCCATGATTTATGTTTTCTCCTTTTTCATTACAAAGCATTATACAGCGTTTCGATGTTAAAGCAAACCAAATTTCTCAAGATCTTCTGGCGTGACGGGAGTGCCGGGGATTCCTTCGAAAACGTACGATTTAATGAGGCCAGCGATAACGCGCTTGTTTACAACACGCCGATTAACGCGCCCTAAGAAATCCTTGAAATCAATTACGGGTTGTACCTTGTTAAGTTCTTCAGCAGCCCGTTCGCCAATGCCATGCAGACTGATAAATCCTTCGCGAAGTCCATAATCCCGGCCCTTAATATTGTGATGCTGAATAGAAAAATTCTTCTTCGACTTGTTTATTCGCGGACTATAAACCTTGATATTGTAATTATGTTGTTTGCGGAAGCGCGCACTGTGAATTAACTCGGCAACCTTGTCTTCGTCGCCGATTTCCCTATTTAAAGCGGCCACATGGAACTCGGCTGGATAATGATGCTTAAGCCACATCATTTGGAATGCGATGTAAGCATAAGCGGCCGCGTGTGATTTGTTGAAAGCGTATTTCGTGTAATGATTGATAAGACCAAACAGGTGTTCGGCCTTCGCGTCATCAAGACCGTTCTCTTTCCACTTCGTCATGATACGCCGTTTGAAGGCCGCCATCTTTGCCCGCGTCGTATTGTTCGCCGCGGCGTCTCCGAGCGCATAGTGCTTTTTGAAAAGTGATCTGATCTCGTCGGCCTCTTCCAACGTGAATTGTCCGATGGCACGGAGCAACTGAAGAATCTGCTCCTGATAAACGATGCAACCGTATGTCCCCTTAAGGATCGGTTCAAGACGCTCATCAAGATAAATGATAGGCGAGTCGCCTTTCTTGCGGTTGATATATTCTTCGGCCTCTCCCGATTGAAGATTGGCCGGCCTGTAAAGCGCGTTGATAGCGACAAGATCACTGAATTTTGAAACACCGACGCGCATCATAAAATCTTTGATGCCACGACTGGAGAACTGGAAAACCCCAGCGGTGTCGCCCTGATTGAAGTGCTTAAAAATCTCGGCGTAATTGCCCGGTTTAAATTCAAACGAGTCAATTTTGGATGTCACGTCGAGGCCGTCATTTGTTTCCTTGATAAGCCGGATAGTGTCGCTAAGGATACCGCAGGCCGTGAGCCCGAGAATATCAAACTTGATGAGGCCAAGTTCGGAGATCTCTCGCTCGTCCGATCCTTCTTGCAACGCGCAAACCAAGTTGTCCTTGATGCGAAGCATCGGAACTTCCGTCAAGCCATGGTCATCGATGACAACCCCCGAAGCGTGCATGCTATAGTGACGCAGCCGGCCCCGGATTCGTTCGGCCAAATTCCACACCGTCTCGTTGTCATTGATAAACTTGACGGCGGCCGGTTGATATCGGTGCGTCTCGGCAAAGCGCTTAACCTCGTCATGAATGTTAGTGTCGTCCTTAACTTCCTTCGTCAGCATGTTTATGTAGTCTTGATCGAGTTCGAAAACACGTCCCAGATCGCGAATGACGCCGCGCGTTCCGAACGTCCCAAACGTAAAAACGTGAGCGACGTTTTCCTCGCCGTATTTTTGCTTAATGTATTCTTCAACCTCATCGCGCCTGGCCGAATCGAAATCCATGTCGATATCGGGCGGTTCCTTGCGCGAACGCGAAAGAAATCGCTCGAACATCAAGTCGTGGACAACGGGATCAAGACGGGTTATCCCGAGCAGATAGGCCGTCAACGATCCGACAACGGATCCGCGACCGACACCGACGAAGATTCCCTTGTTGTCGCAAAAATCAACGATGTCCCGCATGATGAGAAAATAGTTTGAGAATTCCTTCTCAGAAATAACGGCCAACTCCTTGCTGAGTCGTTCTTCGTATTCCTCGCGCTTGTGCTTGCACTTCGGAGCAAACTTTTTCGCTGCCAACTTTGACCAGCAAACATCGGCCACAAGTTTATCGGCCTCGACCTTTGTCTGACAGAACTTCGGAATTCGATATCCGCCTTCGAGCCTGATATCATATTGCTCGATATTGCCGGCGATCTCGAGCGTGCGCTCGCATCCCTCTTCGAACATCTTGCGCGGTGTATCGTAATCGTATTTTGGATTCGAAGCAGTCACCCAGATTTCTTCGGGAGTCTTAAAGTAAATGTCTTCGTTCGGTTCCTCATTGAGTTTCCAAAGCGGCATCTTATACATGATCGCCCGAACAAGCTCGCGGAGCACAGTGTCGGCCGGCTTCATGAAGTGAACGTCGTTGGTAACGATAAACGGAATGCCCGTCTTCTCGGCAAGAATCCGCAAGAACATGTTATAGACGACTTGCTGCGGGAGCGAGTTGTAAATGAACTCCAAATAGAAATGGCCCCGCGTCGCTTCTTGAAGTTGCCGGCAAAGCTTTTCAGCCCCGGCAAGATCTGCATCGGCGCAAAACGGCATCAATGGAGAAAAAATACAGGCCGACGTCACAGTAAGATTAGAACAATTAGCAAGAAGTTGCTCCATCGTGATGCGCGGCCGATAATAAAATCCGTTCTCGCTCTGAGACATTTTATTAAGGGCCAACAATTGGAGCCATCCCTCTTTGTTGCGGGCCAAAGCAACAATGTGGTCGCGATGTTTATCCGTCTTAACAAGCCCTTCCCGCATATAAAATTCGCAACCCAGAATCGGATTGACATCTGCGAGTTTGCACTCCTTCATAAACTTCATCACGCCGCTTAGGCTACCATGGTCTGTAATGGCCAAATGCGACATCCCGAGTTCTTTCGCCCGGGCCGCATACTCCTTCGGTGCGACAGGCGCATCGAGTAACGAGTATTCGGTGTGGTTATGAAGCGATATGTATTTCAAGTCTTTTCCTTCGCCAGCTTCTCGGCAGCAAGACAAGCTGCGTGCCTGTGATTAGATCCAGATCTTCCAGTTCCGTCCAACATAAACACGCCTGCTCCATTGTCAAAACGCACTCGACACGCAACCGGTGTTTGATGAGGGCACCTCCCGCACAACGTCCGCCCACATGGGACATCTAATTCAATTAGTAATTTAGCCATTGATCTTCTCCCGCCAATGGTCGAGAATGGTCTGGAATATGAA